CAGTAATTGCCAAGCGAACGTAACGCTTGTTCTGTCCGTATGTATCCGAAGGAAGTCCCAGAGTTGCGTTCTTTACTTTGTAGTCGTAAAGAATTACAACTTCCTCTACTTGACCGTTTACATCGTGAAATACACGATATTGTTTCTTGTTAAAGAAATAAATCTGATACTTCAGCTTTTGATCAGGTCTGAAGTAAAAGAGTCCACATCCGTCAATAAGAAAGTTGCGGATGATTGCGGGGAAACGGATATCAAGCTTATTAAGCTCAATAACATCGTGCAAAAACCTTGTACGGCTCTTGTACGTATCCTGGTCGCAGTAAAACGAAAGACCCTTCTTAATCATCAGAAGAGTCATCTGCTGCAGGTGGCTTAACACCACCATGGTTGCAGCTTGATTCGATCGATCTTGAGTGCGAGCAGCCTCTAAGATTTCCTCGAATTTATTGCGGATTTCTACAGAGGCTGTCATTTACAGAATCACTTCTTGTCTTTTTTGAACTTTTTGGACTTTTCTTTGGCGCTACGCCTTTTGTCCATCTTAGCTTCATCACCAGACGGAGCCTTGTTTTCATCGCGCTTCTGCTTGAATTTTTCAAGCACGTCAGCGGGCATTTTTCCTTCAGCCATCTGGAAGCAGGTAGTTACGGACTCTATCTATATTAAGCGCAGCCTGAGGAAGTTTCTCTACTGGATATGTAGTGATTAGATGATCTTGACGCCCAAGCATGTCGGTGTTGCCCTCCTCGGCTTTGAACTCCTCGCAGAGTTTTTGGACTTCTGGTTTATCCCAGATGTAATACTCAGCAATCGAACGAAGCTTAGTCTTCCTCTTATCTGCATCGCCCATCCAGCTCAGGTGCCAGCCAGCATCTTTCTTTCCGACGTAGTAATTATTCGTCGAAGCTCGTAATGAAGAAAGCGTTCCAAACTCTTTAAGAGCTTTCACCGTGGATGCAGTACCGCACCGCCAGTCAAACTTTTCACCCTTAGGCGATACAAGCTGCCTGTCAGCACGTCCATAATGCATGGACATACTCAGACGAACAACTTTATCAGAGTATTCATCAACTGCATTTTTGATTTCTTGGAGCTTCGAAGGATTCGCTATTTCATCGCAGTCGCTACAAATAAAGTAAGTATCATCAGGCAGCATAAAAAGCCCCACGCTCAGAGCATCTCGCTGTCCTCGCTCGCGAACCCAGGGGTCAGGTGCCGCTTCGTAGGTTGGAAGCTCGACGTGCAGAACTTGAATTTTTTCTTCTGGGAGCCCCAGCTCCCTGATCGTGTCAACACAGGTAAAAGGCTTAGGTTCTCCTCGATGCGTCATGTTCGCATCAGCAATTAGGAACCCGTCAACGTGATCCTCGAGAGTGCGGATTCGAAGCTCTAAAAGCTCCTTCTCGTTGAAATATGGCCAGCAGTCAATCAGCACTTGTTAAGTTGCTAAGTAGCAACATGCTACCTCAATCTTCGGGAGCTACCACACGGTCCATGCGGTCTTTTGATTTTTGGATCAGGTAGTTTTTCATAGCTCCGGCTCGATCATCTACACCAGGATCGAATTGCTCATCAACTCCCTCCGTGGGAGCTTCTGGAGGAGTAGGAGATCCTTCCTCCATGCTCATATCGTTATATACCGTAGTGGCGTAAGACTCAGTGCTTTGACGCTCACGTTGTCTTTGTGAATTCGCTGCTTCTACAGCGCGATCGTAACGCCTAGAGAGTTCGTCTCCGTAAGAACTAAAACTGTCCATAATCAGTAAAGAACCACGGCTAAGGCGATACTTCCGCCACTGATGGCTGTTGCACCAACCGGCAGCAGAGCGTCAGTAGCAAATCCACTAAACGGAATCAGCTGACCCTGAGCATCATTTAATTCTAAATAAATATTCGAAAGGTTATCCGCTGCAGTGACCTGAATAGCCCTGCAAGTGGGAAAGGTTCTCGGGCCTGCAAGAGGGTTCCACAGAAAACCGCTGGCGTAAGGCAGCTGTGATGTCTGACCGTAAACAGACCCGAAGGCACGGATGTCCATATCTCAGAGTTTTAATAATTTTATCTTACTTGACTCGATTAGCTTGTTCAGATACCACTGGGTCTTTTCAAGATCTTCGGTGCCGCCTTTATGTTTCCAACGCCAAAGATATTTGACGCAGTTTCCTCGAAGGAAACCTTCGTACTCCTCTTTAGATAACTGAGCCTCGATTGCGTCGATAGTTCTGATATCGCCCGAGTTGTAATGGCTAGGGCTGTTGACCTTATCAATTTTGAGATCAACCGGATCAAAGAGATCCTTAGATGAATCTGAAAACATGTCAGTATGTGAGCATTGAATCTGTGGTAATGATATCGCCTTTTTCGACAAGTGTCTTCGAATATTTACAGTCGAGGTGTTCGACCAGGGCGCAATCAGGAACCACAAAGCTCTCATCCTTTTTCCTGACTGGAACAACTCTTCTATGCTCTTGCCCAGGATGTAAATCATCGAAACAGAGTCCCATCGACGAACGATCTGCAATAGGCCAGTTCCGCTTGCCTGTAAGTCTGTGACTCTTTACGGGGTCGCAACTATCGCTTTTTATATATTTTGAAGCGTCCTCCTGATCAAGCAGCATCAAACCTCCGTATGGATTTCCGAGGGTAAACCAACCTAATTGTCGCGAGTCTGTCAAAGTTAAATAGAACAAACCGTTATGCGGTATCGGTCCCCAGCAGTTCGGTGTGGGCTTGCTTATAGACCACTTACGGTAATTATCAAACGGTATTTTTAAACCGTTAAAATTTTCGAATCGACAGAACCCTGGCTCAAGATTTAATTCTTTGAGTTTATCTTTATTACTCAGCCAGTACGAAAAATTATCTTCAGTAAAGAGCATGTCATTCTCTGAATACATATAAAAGTCATAACACTCATCTTTAATAAACTCTATGAGTACAGGCTTGTGTGCCCAGCAAAGATAATATCCTTCGTACTTTTTATCAGCTACGCAGTAGCTTACGTCGAATGAAATATTTGCTTGATCGACTAAAAAACAAAACTCCTCTACATCTTTCTCGTGTTGATCATCTATAAAAATATCTACAGTGACACTTACAGGAAGCTTTTCGTAAGCTTCTAAAACCCTGAGTGTTGCATCCAACCTCTTGAGCGGGTTATGAGCAGTAAGGGCGATGTAAAGAGATTGCATCAGTATTCAACAGAGAAGCTGCCACGCCTCTGGAGGAAGGTGATGACGTGAGTATAAGCATCCATTAGGTCGTCGTGCGACGTAGCGCCTATATTAATAAGTTGATCTACAAGTGCATCGAACTTACGGTATTTGTTGAAAGTTACCTTCTTATTTTCAAGAAGCCCAAGTGTCCCCCTAAAACGAGCGACTTTATCGCCACGGAAACCTTTAACTTCGTGGATATTCAGGTTGCCTAAACCTCTCTCGTTCAACAAGACTCGTTTTAAATCCGCTGAGAGTGAGGCTTGGTAAGCCACGGCTTCGACAACGAGAGTGACCGTAGAGTAAGTAGGAAAATACTGATCATCTTGCAACTGCAGTATTCCCCACTCCACTAGCATGTCGCAGAGCATATCTATCTTTTCTAAGTTTCCGATAGACCTGACTTGGTGTGAATCGATAATGTAATACTGATCGCCTAAGCGTCCTGCAAGAACAAAAGCGGTGTAATCAGAAGTCTCGTTCTTGCTTGCCGAGAGATCGATACCCATTGCGAGAGAATCGAACTCAGTAGAAACCTCACCCCTAACAATCAGATCTGGTGACAAAACAAGATCCGAAGTCATGACCGGCTGCTGTTGGTACTGATAAGCAAACGCAACAGGATCAAGTTCTTTTTGGCCTAATAAGTATTTGACGGACCACTGCTCGGGCCAATAACTCTCAGGCTCACCGTTTTTGTCGTAAGTAAGAGACTCTTGAGAAACTTGCTTCCAGCCTTTAGACGGAATGAACATCGTTTTGTGGATATCTAAAGGATGGAATCGGGTTCCAAGGCAAATTGACCTTCCGCCTTCAAAAATAATCGGCGCGATAACGCTCGACCAGTTTGAATTCATTTCTTCCCTAATAGCAGGGTTCTTAATATCAGAACTTGACTTAATAGGGTCATCCACAATAACCAGGTGAGCACGTTTAGACGTAATCGATCCTCGTAGTCCTGCAGCACGCAGTGTATATTCTTCGTCACCAACCCTTGGAATACCGGCATAGTCAAAATCGACCGACCAGCCAATATCACTCTGCATTCCTGCCTTAAGCTTGCATCGAGGAAATATTTTCTTGAACTCAACAGAGTCGATAATCTGCTTGATAATTCTGCTCTTAGGTATAGCCGTGGCGATGTTGTACGAGCAGTAAATAATCTGAAGCGGTTTCCTCGCTGTTGTGTGTCGCCCAATAACCCACGCGGTAAATAAGTTCAACACAGTACTTTTTGCGCTATTATTTGTCACAACATAATTTTTAATAAGAAAACGGTGCTGCGGATTATCTACTTCAATACAACGCACAGAAGAGCGTCCAACAGATCGAATATCTACGATAGATCGTACATTTGTGCTGTTGGATCGTTGAGGCGCTGGACCTAAATAGGTGCTTGCTTTTCGTTGACAGTGGAACGGCGCAATGCCTTCAGGTAGTCGAATTCCAATTCGATAAGTAAGATTTTCGCTGACAATTTTGACTTTGTTCCCTGCCTCATCAGTGATGTAATAGTGGGGATAATAAGGCTTACCCGGCAAGGCAATCCCACCTAACGACTGTACTAATTCAGTGACATCTTCAATCAACTGAGGACTTGAGCTTCCGAACGCCAGGCCCCCAAGACCGGAATCGCAATTAGCTTTATTATTCCGGTTCATTCGTGTTCCGTCGGTATCCATCAAACCTTGTAAAAGAGCCACGCGCTGCTCGATAGATCCCAGCAAATATTCTTTAGGGATGCTCTTATCAAAAGCACCTTTACCCATCATTCCAAGATCTCGCAAATCCATAACAATTTGTTTTTTAACACCTCCAGAACGTCCGTCTATTACAGCAGCTTTATTGC